GCGTAAGCCAGGCGAGCATGATCGCTTCGACGCCCGATCCCCACATTGTTTGACCTTGGCCCGCGTGACCGATCACCACCGGCGGCGTGCCAAACCAGCGACAGACATCCTCGACTTGAAAGCGGCGCGTCTCCAAAAGCTGCGCATCCTCGGGATTGATCTGCAAAGGCTGGTATTCGAGCCCCGCTTCGAGCGTCATGATCTTGCCCGCCTTGGCGCTCGAGGTGTACCGATCGAGCAGCTTCTCGAGCTGGCCGCGTTGCTTTTCATCAAGCACTTGGCCGGATTTCAAAACGCCGCTGGCGACCATGCCATTTTTAAACATGGTGCCGGCTGTTTGATCCGCCGCCAAAGCGGATCCGAAGCTATGCACCCCATGCTTGATCGCCGAAAGGCCGAGGCCATCACCGCCGCCAAAGCCGCGCATGTGAAACACCTTGCTCGCCGGCAGCGTGTACATCTTGCCCCGGTCGCGGAACCGATAGTCAAACCGGCCATCTGCGTTGCGCACCGGCGTTGTGTCGAGCAGCGGCCGCAAACCGACCAGCCGATCGCCAATAAACAGTTTCTCGGCATAGCTGTTGCCGTGCAAAAGCTTTTGCGCTTCCTGGCTTTCCCAAAACTCGAATGCCGTTTGATCCGAGTTAGGCGATACCGTCAGGATCTCGGCGAGAGGATCCTCGATCTTCACCCGCTTGCCGTTGCGGTCTTTCTCATACAAGGCCAGCGGCAAGGATCCGACGAGCTGCGAATTACTTTTTACACAGGACCAGGCCGCCGAGATCGACATCGCCGTTGACGCTGTGACAGGTTGCCCGGCATGACTTTTGAACCCGCCGCCCGCGCGCAAAGCATCGAGATCAACATTTTCAAAGCCGCTTTGCCCCTCGGCGAGCGCCATGCGCATGCCCGCCCAGGCTCCTTTGAGTGCGCGGCCGATCATACGGACATCACCGGATTTGACAGGAACGCCGACAAATCCCGACGCGCAGCGGCCGGGTTCAGGCTCATGAGATACACCGCGTTAAAGGCGGCCATCAGCGGATCAATCTTGCCCGCGCCGCTTACTGCTTTTGTGACAATCACCGCGTTTCCCCTTGCCTCGGTCCTGGCATTGCCCACGCACCAGCCAAGCAAAGGCTGGCCGCAATGGCGCAAGGATCCGTCAAATAGTTTGCGCTCGGTGCCCTTGATTGCACCGTTGAGCTTGTAGCCTTGCGTGACGCTGGCGAGCGTATCGTGCGGAATGCCCGCGCCCTGCAGCGCGTCCACGATCGCCGCGACACCCTCGGGATCGAGGCCGATGCCGCCGCGCTCGGGCAAGATGCCGGCGCTGTGAACCCGCAAAACGATATCGACAAGCTGATCGACATCCTGCGTCGGATGCGTGCAAATCGTTAGAGCGTTGTCGCGCTCGAGATCCTGTAGCCGCGCCGCGATGTTTTTGCGCCGCTCGAGCACGATGTCATGCGCCCATGCCGCGACCCAAAGTTGCCAACGCTTTGTTTCCCGGTGCCGGCCGAGAACCGCGAGGCCGAGCAAATCGTCCATGCCGCCGCCGTCGATCCCGATCGTCGCAACTTCCGAGGTTTCGAGAAGCGCCTCTAAACTTAGCTCCGGATCTGCGGCTTTCGGCCAGTAGGTTTGACCGACCCAGCCGCCGGTGTGATGCCCGAGGCCGATCTCGATGTTTAAGTGCTGGCTTGCCCACCGTGCCAGCTCCTCGGCGCTGGTGTCGGCCGCCTTGCGAAACTCGGGGATCAGGCGCTCGATCGTGATCGACCGGCCGAGATTTGGCAGCACCGCGCCCCAGGTTGCCGGATCTTTCCAAGGCTGCTTTTCGTCGCCCTGCATTTCTTGCGGAAACTCATAGAGCACCGGCAGCATACGGACATCTTCGACAATCTTGCCGTCGCGCACCTTGCGCGCATATTCGAGCTCGCTTTTAAAAATCCCTTGCGGCGGAATTTCGCTTTGCGTCGTGATGATCACCAGCAAGCTACGCGCGTTTGTGATCATCCCGCCTCGGATCTGACCGATCACCCGCGCCGCAAAATGCCGCTCGGCCATCAGGTGCAGCTCGTCGAGGATTGCAAAAGCCGGGATCCCCCCGGTGGTCACTGCAGGGTCAAAGCTGGTGACCTTGCATTTTGCGTTGAGCGGCCGGCCCGTCTTGGGATCCGGATAGTGATCGGTGATCGTCTTTTTATGCTCGTCAACTTTGAAGCGCTTTGAAAGCCAGTCGTCGGCCTCGATCATGCCCTGCATTTGGGCAAAGCAAGTGTCGGCGACGGATTGGGTTGGCCCGACGATGATCCCGCGAATGTTGGGCGTCGTGTTCATCTGCATTGCGATCAAGCCGATGCACGCCGCGAGCGTCGTCTTGGTGTTTTTCTTGGGCACCAGCGTAAAGATCTCGCCGACCAGGCGCGCCCCATCCGAATTGACCGAACCGAAGGCCGCGCGCACGATGTCGCGGGTCCATTCCTCGGCCGCCTCGCCCATAGTCGGCTGGCCTGGAATATCCGGCACAACTAGCTTGTCGAACAAGGCAACGGCAATCTCGGCGAGATTTTCATCGAGATCTAGCGCGGGGATCGGCGTTGCGCCGGCTTGTAGTTTTTCCCACCAGTCAGGGCACGCGGCCCAGGAAAGATCGCTCACTGTCGCGGGATCCGATCATAGAGCGATCCATAATCGGCCTGCGGCTTGGTCGCATCATTCAAGCGCTTTTCTTTGACGCCGAGCTTTTCAGCTTTCGCCGGCTGCTCGGGTTTTTCGTTTCCAGCCGCGCGCGGCGCGCCGGCCGAGACGCGATCGAGCCGCGCCTGCAGCGCTTTGACCGAAGGCGTGTGACCTTCACGCGCGCCGCGCAGCAACACGTCGAGGCACAGGCCGTCGATCAGCAAAGCCCCTTGCGACAGCTCGCGGGAAAAATTCTTGCGTAAAGTCTTAGGATCACAGCCGAGCGCCTCTGCAATCAAGTCCTGGTTCCACCCTGCAGCGGCCCGAACCGCTACAAAGTCTTGATTTTCCTTAGTTTTCTTGAAACTTGGCCGACCGCGGCGATCGCGCATCGGCAAGATCTCATTCCCAAACAGGTCAACAGATGCCCCTTGGGGCGGAAATTCATCAGCCATGGGAAAAAAATTCTCCGCGTTAGGGCATAACAGGTGTGGCGTGCCCGGCTTTTCTGACTTTTGACCCACCCCCCCCATGCGTGAGAGCGGCGTGGGATTGGCGTCAAAGCTGAAGAAAACTTAGGGTAAACGACAAATCTATAACGATAAGCACTTCCCGCTCTGAGGTGTCTACCTCGTTCCAAGGCAGAACCACCCACTCAGGCGAGCCTAGTGGTTTAGGCGAAACGCACAGGACGCATCCTGGAAGAATTAACGAAACACAGGAAAGGCACATAGGCCAAAGCTCTGAAGGGCTGAGGTGATCAGCTAATTTTCCCATTATGGCCAGCGCCACTACCTCGTCTCGCGTCCAGCTCTGCCATTTATTTGGATTATTGGGTAGAAAGCCGCGCTTGCGCCAATTTCTAATTCTGAGCTGGTTAACGCCTGTAATCCTAGCCACATCCCCTGATCTAAATGTATCCACTTCTTGCCCTCTCTATGCGCTGCTTTTCGGTGTCGTGATACTGCTTGCTTACCGCCTGCAGGTTATCTTCATCCCAAAACAGGAAGGGATCGCCGTTGTGTTCGCGAATGTGGTCAACAACGGGGCTGTTTGGGGCTGGTGCCTTGCCCACCAAAGCAACGCCGGTTTGCATGCAAGTGTAGGCATCGCGTGCCAAGATCTTTCGCCGTAGATCCTTCCAACGCTTGAGGCTGTACCAAGCGCGCCAAGGCTTTAGCTGATCGCGCGCTCGATCTTGTTCTTTAGGGCTGGCCGCAACCGCGCCGAGGCGCATTGCCGGTGCCGCTAAGCGGCCCGGCACTGTCTTAAGTCGAGGCATAACGATTACCTCTCATCTGCCAGAACGCAAAGCGCCCGGAGCGGGTTTACCGTCCGGGCGCAGAAGTGTTGTTGGCATGATGTCTAGGGGGAGCGGATTTATTCGGCAAGCACTTTCTTCCATGGCGTCATCGGTGGCATGCGGCTATCCACCCGCCAACGTGAGAGATTTGTGTGTATTTCAAATGTGATGCGCAATTCAGTTAACGCAGACCACCATTGTAAATAATTACGTCTTGCCGCGGCTATCTGCGCATTATCAGGCCGATATACGACAGGGCAGATCAGCACGTTATGGCGCCGAGCTTTGCGACCAGAGGTATCAATCTCGATACCCAGGCTTTCAGTTTCTGCCCGTTTACCATTTTGATTGATGCGCCAGCCTTTGGGCTCACAGCGAGGTTGCACCCCGACGAATGCATCAGGTATTGCCCGTGCACGCGCTAGCTCTGCGATTTGCACCGCCATGCGTCGACCACCACAGCCCTCTGGCAGCACTGCCACGGCAGCCGCGACAATGTCGGCATCAGGATCAGGAAGTGACCGGCCTCCACCATCGATCCGGCAGCCCAGCCTACCACGCTGCTCCATCA